AAACCCATAAGCACTCCATGGTTTCCGACCTAACTCTTAAAATTGAGTCGTCGGAAGAGATACTCTCAAACCTTAAGGAGCGAAGAGATCTACTCAAGGACAAGATACTTTCCCTCAGTGAACTTGTCGAAGAGCATAAGAATCTTATCATAGCTATCAAGGAAAACGAAGCAAAGCTATCTATCATTGAGCGCAATGTAGGTAACCTAACACTCGAGCTTTCAGAACTGATGAGTAAGTCAAGCGATATTGACACACCAAAGAAGGAGCTCAAGGTTGTTGCTGAAGAAGTCCTAACCCTAATGAAGCAGAAGAAGGATTTGGCTGAACGCAGAAAGCTACAGGAAAACGCATCCACTCTGCTCAGGGATACCGGCATTAAGACGGCCATCATTCGTGAATACTTGCCGATCATAAACAAGCTACTAAACAAGTACCTCAATGACCTAGAACTGTTTGTGAACTTTGAACTCGACGAATCGTTCAATGAGGTCATAAAGTCCAGGCATCGTGATGAGTTCACCTATGGCAACTTCAGCGAAGGTGAGAAGCTCAGGATCGACCTTGCTCTGTTGTTCACGTGGCGCCATATCGCCAAGCTCAAGAACAGCGCATCGTGCAACTTGCTCATATTGGATGAGATACTTGTAGGTCGCTTGGACCAAACGAACCAGGACATCGTACTCAACATGATCAATACCCTCGCCCATGAAGGTACGAACGTCTTCGCTATAGCACACCACGATGGGCTACAGGACAAGTTCCGTGGTCTCGTTACCTTTGAGAAGTCCGGAGACTTTAGTGTCATGAAGGCTTGACATTTATTCATGAACTCGTTACAATACGAGTATGAAAAATGTTTTGTACCATATATCTGGCGTAGTAGCTTTCGGCGGTGCCGCTGCCGGAAGCGTTCTCATTGCAATGAACGTAGGCATGGCCGCTCTTGGCTATGTTGCGTTCCTGGCTAGTTCCATAGCCTCAGTCTACTTGCTCTACAAAACCAAGGACGCTCCTAAAGCCTTGATTTTGCAGAGCATTTTCTTTATTGTAGTGAACATCCTGGGTCTCATCCGACACTCTATCGCTTGATTTTTATTCAATCCGATGTTATACTGTAGGCTAGACAGTAGGAATTGAAATGCAAAAGTCACTAGAAATCATATCCAAGGTGCTCTCCGCAGAGAACCTCAAAGTAGAATACAGAAACACATCAACTGCCAGCTTCGATGTGGTTACCCGTACCTTGACTCTTCCAATCTGGGAAAAGTTCTCTCCTGACGTGCTCGAGATGTTTGTCCTGCACGAAGTTGGGCACGCTCTCTATACCCCAGCAGATGGTTTTCGTCTATTCGATAAAAACATCTTTAGTATCGTGAACGTCATCGAGGATGCTCGTATCGAGCGCCTGATGAAGGTCAAGTACCCTGGCTCTGCCAAACTGTTCAGTCGCGCATACACAGAACTCCACCAAACTCTGAACTACGATTCTGCAGATTTCTCTATGGCGTCGATGGTTGATCGTCTGAATGTCTTTTTCAAATTCTACCATACTACGTTCATTCGGCTGAATGAAGTTGAGCGTTCCTTTGCTACCCGCACAATGGCAGCAGAAACCTTCGAGGAAGTGGTCGCTATCGCCAAAGACATTTCGGAGTACTTGAAGAATCTCAAGAAGAAGGCTCCTCCCTTGCCTGATCTCACGACCCCCGAGATGGTGTCGAATCCAGACACACAGTTCGCAGATGACGGGGGTACTTCCATAGAAGAAGTCCCAGCTGGCGCGCCCGATTCTGAAGAGGAAGAGTCCACCGAAGAAACCCCTGGTGGTTCGGCTTCTTCTGAAAAAGTAGAGGAACAAGAAAAGGCAGACACTGAGTCTGAGTCTGGACAAAGCAAGACCTCTGAAGAGAGTGAAGACAAACCCGACGACAACCAACAAAGTGGGTCTAGCAGCGAAGACGCGAAACAACCCGAGGAAACAAGCTCTCCCGCTAATCTCGAGAAAGCTAAGGAAGATCCTGAAGAACCTGTAGAGAGCCAAACACAGAAGGAAATCGAACAGCTTCAAAAGGACGCCATCAACACCAAGGTGAAGAACACTTTCTACATCTCTTTTGATGAGAATTATGCGGAGGTTGAGAAGTACGTTATCCCATACAAAGCTATCATGGCTAATGTGTCCATGGGTCTGGATATGGGCGAGGTTAAGAAGCGCTCCCTTAGGTTCCGAAACCTGACAAAGAAGCAAGTTGATTTGATGGTTCAGAACTTCCAGCTGAAGAAGTCCGCAGAACGGTATGCCCTGCGTGAGCGCTCTGACTCTGGGCGTCTTGACGTTTCCAAGCTAGCTCAGTATCAAGTACGGGAAGATATCTTCCGAAAGTACACTACGGAGAAGAAAGGTAAGAGCCATGGTGTAATCGTTCTTCTTGACTGGTCTGGATCGATGGCCTCTGGTGGTGTTTTTGAGAACGCCCTAAACCAGTGCATCCAACTTGCTCAATTCTGCAGGGAGGTTAGCATCCCCTACCGAATCCTCGGGTTCCGTCAAGGCGGGTTTGATTACGAAACCATTCGTACAACCACTGGTGCGTTTGGAGGTCAGTTCTCTCTGCTGGAGATCCTTTCTTCGGAAATGTCTACTAAGGAACACCAGAACATGGTTGGCTTGTTGTCCTTTACTAGGCACTTTGCTAGAAACTATAGCCTGCAGTCGACTCCTTTGCTGCCTGCTCTGCTCTATATGAGGAAATTCATTCCTGAGTTTCAAGCAAAGACGGGAGTAGAAAAGACAGTTGTCATCACCTTCACTGATGGTGGAAATACATCCGAGGAACAAAACATCACAAGGAATGTCCACACATCTCAGAACCGTTTCACTATTCGAGACGAAAAGACTTCGAGAACTTATCCTCACCGTCGAATCGCTGTCGGAGACTATGACAAGGCAAACGGTCTCTATTCAAACGACCCCAATGGTTCGGTTGTGACTGCCATGAACATCCTGAGGGATCGGTATGGCGTTAAGGTTATCGGAATCTACATCGCCAAGAACACACCTTACTTCGGTGATCTGGTGAAGGAACATGGTTTCCCTGACGACGAATCCAAGTATAAAAAGTTCCTGGAAGAGTACAAGAAGAATGGGGTTGGTCGCGCCTACAACGTAGCAGGACGAGATGCTCTGTTTGCGGTAAGGTCCATCAACCTAGTCACTTCGGAATTTGACCCCGCTTCTGAAATCAAAGAGGATGGATCTGCTGCGGATATTGCACGCCAAATCCGAAAGTCTGCAGGGACTTCCCTGAAGTCCAAAGTCCTGATCGAGAGATTCATCGAATCTATCGCTTGAAATTTATTCAAGCCTGTGCTATAATAGTGAAACAGAAACAGTTTGTTATGGAGCAAATATGAACGACGACAAGCGCGATGGCGTTTTCTTTGAGGATGGTAAGTACAAGGTTTTCGTTGACGGCGTTTATGTCAAGGGCGCTCGTATGGAAATCCACGCCAACAACTTCTACAACAAAGCGAAGGGTGGTACGACTGTACCCACTCCCAGGGCTCCCCGAGCTCCCAAGGTTCAGGCTACAATGCCCGAGAACGTAGTTGAGGCAGTAGATGTGAACAACGTCTTTGTTCCTTCCGAGGACCCCAACTTCATCCCATTCGGTGAGTTCAAGGACATTGAGCGTATCGTAAAGAGTCGGTCCTTCTTCCCGGTCTACATCACAGGCCCTTCGGGCAATGGTAAGTCGTCTATGGTTGAGCAAGCATGCGCTAAACATGGTCGGAAGTTCATTCGACTTCAGATCAACCGAAAGACTGACGAAGACCAACTTATCGGAACCAAAACTCTGCGTGACGGAAACATCGAGATCACAGAGGGCCCTGTTCTGATTGCCATGCGAGAAGGCGCTGTTCTGCTGCTCGACGAAATCGACGCAGGCGACCCCAACGAAGTGATGTGTCTCCAATCCATCTTGGAAGGAAAGCCCTACTTCTTCAAACTGAAGAATGAGATGGTTTATCCTGCCCATGGGTTCACTGTATTTGCAACAGGAAACACCAAAGGTCGAGGCTCTGACAGTGGTAAGTACATCGGAACGGAGATGCTCAACGAAGCTTTCCTTGAGCGCTTCCCGGTGACCTTCTGCCAGGAGTATCCTACCCAGGCAATTGAGAAGAAGATCGTACTGTCTGCAATGTTGAAATATGATTGCACAGACGAAACTTTTGCTGAAGTCCTGGTCCGCTGGTCAGATGCTATCCGTCGATCCTACACTGATGGAGCAGTTGATGACCTAATCACTACTCGTCGAATTCTGCAGATTGTGCAAAGCTACTCCATCTTCAAGGACCCCCTGAAGAGCGTGACGCTGGCTTGCAACCGCTTCGACGACGAAACAGCCAAATCCTTTGTTAGCATCTTCGACAAGATTATGCCCAGCAAAGGACAAGCCCTTGCCCCAAATGCAGAGACTGCAACTCTGAAAACTGACGAAAACGTTCCTTTCTGAATCTAGGAGAGTATATTATGACAACCAAAACTTGGTCCTCTTTGAACAACAAGCGTAAGATTGCAATTCAATCTATTCTCGAACACAACCCCAAGCTCCGCGAGACGGGTGAAATCTCCCTGGAGGAATTGCGTTCATGGTGGGAAGTTTACCGCCAAACTGAGAATCGCCAAATCGGTTACCCCATCTGGTTGATTTCCGAGAAGGACTTCCGGGGCCGCGCCAAGGGCAAATACGCTCTGCCTATCCCCACAGAAGAAGAATTGACCGTTGTGACTTCAAACGTTAAGCCTGTCAAAGTTTCAAAGCGCAAAATCAAGGACTTGACAACCAAGTCTACTGAAACTACAATAACGGTAGGAGAGAAAACTAATGAGATCTCCGATGACGAATTTGCGGCACAATGTCGAGCCGCAGGTATCACTATCTAATGAAAGGTTGTTATGAACAAAACCAAACTTCTGGCTAGCTATCTTGAAACTGGCGCTACACTCGATGCATCTCAGATTGAGCGCTTGACTGGTCTGCGTAATCCCGGCGAAGCCGTTCGCCAGCTTCGCAACAAGGGTTATTGCATTTACACCAACCGCAATGGTTACCGCCTTGGTCGTCCCACCAAGCGTATGGTTGCCGTAGCAAACGCAGTCCTCGGCGCTCAAATCTTCAAGGGTGAGTGATATGTCGATTCCTCGGGAAGTAATCGCGGCATCCCAGAATGCCACAACCGGGGGTCGAAAATTTGACGGGGGCAAGACTCAATATGGTCTTCTGCCCCCTGAAGCTCTTGAATTGGTTTCACAAGTCCTAACACTTGGTGCTCAAAAGTACGAGCCAGATAATTGGCGCAGAGTGCCTGATGGCATTCGTCGTTACTTTGACGCAGCACAAAGACACTGTTGGGCTTGGAAACGAGGAGAGCAATATGACCCAGAAACAGGGATTCACCACATGGCTCATGCTGTATGTTGCCTGATGTTCATCATTGATTTGGAATCATCGGGGGAGCACTCAGCTCTGGCTAATGACATTAAAACACTACTAGGAAATCAAAATGAAACTCAGTAAGGAAACTATTTCGTTCCTGAAGAACTTCGCTACCATCAGTGGCAACCTTCTCATCAAGCCAGGTAGTGTAATCAACACGATCTCTGCAAGTAAGGCAATCTATGCCTCCATCAAAGTCCCTGAGACTTTTGGTACTCAGTTCGGCATTTATGACCTGAACGAGTTCCTCGGTGTACTCTCCCTGTTTGAGAACCCAGACATTGACTTCGAGTCCGAAAGACTGGCAACAATCAAAGAAGGCAGAAGCCGTATTCGTTACTACAGCGCAGATGAGTCTGTCCTGACTGTCCCATCGAAGGCAATCACTTTGCCTCCAGGCGATGTTGCCTTCACTATGACTGCAGAACAGATCAACCAAATCACAAAGACTGCAGGCGTTATCCGGGCACCCGATGTCATCTTCAAGAGCGTTGCTGGACAAGGACTTGTTGTTTCTGTTGGTGACAAGACAAACGATAGTAGCAACACCTATGATATTGAACTTGGCGACTCCGACGAGACCTTCCAGGCTTCTATCAAGGTTGAGAACTTGAAGCTGATTCCTGGCAACTACAACGTAGAAATCGTTGCCAAGAAGGCCCTAAAGTTTACTTCCGGTGACTTGATGTATGTCCTGTCCCTCGAGAAAGATAGCACCTTTGACTATTGAACTCTTGATAGTAACCTAGGATCGTGTTAGAATAAAGGGTGCCTAAATGGCGCCCTTTTTGTTATGGAGAGAAAAATGTTGACAGCAGACGCAAATGAGTTCATGTGGGCCCAGAAGTATCGCCCTAAGAAAGTCAATGACTGTATCCTGCCCGAAGCCACAAAGAGAATGGTTCTGGGGGCTATCGAAAGTGGTGAGATTCCCCACTTGCTATTTTATGGTCCTCCTGGCATGGGTAAGACAACACTTGGTTATGCCATCGCAAACGAGCTCAAAGCAGACGTTCTTTATGTGAACGCATCCATGGAGCGAGGTATTGACCTCATGAGGACTAGAGTCCAGCAGTTTGCTTCAACTATGTCCCTGGAAGACGGCCCTAAGATAATCATCATGGACGAAGCAGATGGTGTTACCCACGATGGTCAAAACGCCTTGAAAGGTGCCCTCGAGGCCTTCTCCTCAAACTGTCGATTCATATTCACTGCAAACAGGGTCCATAAGATTATCGACCCTATCAAGAGTCGCTGTACAGCCATCGACTTTAGGATTGACCCCAGCGAAAAGACTAGACTTGCTGCAACATTCTACAAGAGAATCGTAGAGATACTGAATGCCGAAAAGGTTACCTTTGAAGCTAAGGTAGTGGCAAAGTTGGTTGAGAGGAACTTCCCGGACTTTAGGAAAACTCTGAACGAGCTTCAAAGGTATTCAATGGGCGGAGCCATTGATTCTGGTATCCTAGTAAACTACAGCCAGGAAAACTTCAAGGACTTGATTAGGTCACTGAAGGAAAAGGACTTCAAGGCAATGAGGGAATGGGTTGGTAAGAACCAGGACATTGACTCGTCCACTATTTTCAGGACTGTATATGACATCGCAGATACAGCCATGAAGCCCCAGAGCTTGCCCAACCTCATCGTAATCCTAGCGGATTATGGATACAAGAGTGTCTTCTGTACTGATCAACAAATCAATACCACGGCGTGTATGTTGGAAATCATGCAGGGCTGTGAGTGGGAGTAAACATGGAATTTGTGATGTTTCTTTTGGGGGTTATCACTACCTTGGTTGGTGTAACCATTCTTGGTATGCACGTGAACGAAAAGGACATTGAGAGACAAGGCGTGCCAACAAGCGAGGATGTTCCTCCTATTTACCAAGTCTATGTAGAACTTCTGGAAGGACGTTGGGCAGTTTTCAAGGCTGAGAACAATCTCTTCATTGGCTACTTCAAGGACTCAGAAGAGTTCCTTGAGATTGTCGGAGCAAGAACAGAAGGAGGACTTGTTAACGTTCTCGAAAACGATTTCACAGAAAGATTTGTTCTGGAGATACTAGATGGCAACAGATAAACCCTCACCGTTTGACTACATCAATGTCATCAACAAGAAAGAGAATACAGACATAGACCCTCAGTTCTACGAACCATTTATGGTCAATCGGGGACTATCCTACTTTAAGGATACCGTACTTTGGTCCAATGAGATGAACCGACGTTGGTCTTCCTTGGATAAGGATATGCAGTTTCGCTTCCTACTAAATACCGTAAGGAAGGGGAACCGGTTCTCCAAATGGTACAAAGCAGACAAGTCAGAAGAGCTGTCCTCTGTTATGGAATACTATAATGTGAACCGTCAAAGAGCCCAGGAGTATCTTTCTATTCTTACCCCTTCCCAACTTGAAGTGATAAACGACAAATTGAGAAAAGGCGGTAGAAATAATGGTTTACGAGGTATCAAGGACTCTTGATGTTCTTTATGATTGGTCACCAGAAAAGATGGTGGAAGTCGCTCTGGAAAAACCAGATGACTTCCTGAAGGTTAGGGAAACTCTAACACGCATAGGCATTCTAAGCAAAAGACCAAACCTAAATGGAAAGTTTGTTCTAACGCAGAGCTGTCACCTCCTCCATAAGAAGGGTAAATACTATATCGTATCCTTCAAGGAGATGTTTTTGCTGGACGGGAGAGAGTCTGATCTTACAATATCAGACATAGAGAGAAGAAACCTCATCATCGGTCTACTCGAAGAATGGGGTTTAGTTAAGGTGGTGAGTGAGAAGATAGGAATGAAGGCTCCAATGTCTTCGATACGAATCATCCCTCACAAGGAAAAAGACAAATACCAGCTACAGGCAAAATACCAAGTAGGCCTGAAGCGTTGAAATGAAAAGGATTGATTATGGCAAAATTTACAAACCTAGTACCAGACACAGTTTTCTACACAAGGGAAAGAGACGACAGCATCGGCGGCCCTAATCCCTTCAAATGGGTTCTCAAAACCAGCAAGGACTTCTTCGTTGGTAAGAGAGTCGTAGTGTTCTCACTCCCGGGCGCCTTTACACCTACTTGCTCTACATACCAAGTTCCTGGCTACGAGAGTGCCTACAAGGAGTTTAAAGAACTTGGTATTGATGAGGTCTATGTTATCTCTGTCAACGATGCCTTTGTTATGAGGAAGTGGTTGATTGACCAATGCGTAGTGAATGTCAAGGCTCTACCAGATGGATCCGGTCACTTTACTGCAGGTATGGGTATGTT